ATCTTTTGCGTCTAATGCTTCATTCTGTCTTTTAAGTACAGCAGCAACCTGTGGGTGCTTAGACAAACCCTTTTTAATCTTTTCAATGGCGCGTACTGCACCGCTGTAGTTGCCTTGCTTGTAACGCTTATCAGAAGCAACGCCGATAGCCATCTTGACGTGCTTAGGGTCATGTGCCTCTTTAACGTCTTCTGGGTCTGGGTCATTAATCTTAACAATATTAGTCTTGGTAGGAACCATCCGTACCTTCTTCTTACCAGTAATAGGATCGTTGTACATCTGAGGCTTTAGAGCAGCAGAGCGGTTAGAGATTTCATTATCTTCTTTCTTCTGAGGCAAACCTTTATGCTTTGTTTTAGCAAAGTCCTCTAACTCTTTTGTACTCATAGACTTTGAAAGCTTCTCTACTGCAGGAGTAACCTTATCTGAATCTAGCTCACCACGCTTGTGCTGGAGAGCCAGCGCCATAAGCTTCTGCTGGGCAATAGAAGTTGCCTTTTCGTGTAGCTGCTTAAATTTCATTTCCCAACTTTCCCCTTAACCTTTGCCCAAAGATCTGGATCCCCTTTAACACGAGTACGACCCCCAGTCATAAAGGAGTTGACCCGAGCCATACCCCATTGCTGAGGGGTAGTACCTGGCTTGTGACCGACCTTCCAGGCAGCAACTCCACGCTTGTAGACTTGCTTTAAAATACCAAGTGGGTAACCACTCTTATCTGCTTTTGCCTTAAGAGCAGCGTCTGCGCTCTCACAAATAGCAGTAAACTGTTTGAAATTAAGCACTGGTAAACTCTCCGTACATTTGTCTGAACTTTTTAGTGTAAGGACTTTCTTTAGTCTTAGCTGTCTTATCACCTGGAGCAGGCTTGTACGCGCTAGGATCGTCGTCTCTTCTCTTGGTCATCTTCTTGAAGTGTGCATCACGCTTAGACTTTGTAGACTTGGACTTAATACCTCTATGGAAGGTAGCAGGCTGTGAACCCTTCTTATCCTTAATATCGGGGTCTTGTGGGGTGTAAGGTTCTTCGTTGGTAGGTACGCAGTTAGGAACGTTTCTTCCGTTCTTCATTTTGGTACCTTTCTGGGTATATCCAGGCCAACACGCTTCTTCTACGGAATCCAGCCATACTCTTTTCTTCCCTTCTTTGAACTCTACGATCAGGTAGTTCGATCCTCGGTGCTGTACGGTTCCAACCTCTGTAGATTCTTTTAACCTAACCGGGCTGCCAATAGAGAATAATTCCCCGCTAACGTAGCTCTCACGTGTTTTAGAAACTGGCGCCAGCATAACATGCTGAGCAAATGACCTATTCTCATTGAGTTTCATCCCCCTACGGACTGCGTTAAATAAGTCCTTAGCTAAGCTGTCAGTTACTCCCTTGGGTAAACCCATTGCGAACTTACGGAAATCATTGTTTTTTGCATTCTCACGCTGCTTCGAAGCGGACATACCCGACACATCGTCCGAATCAGGATCACGTGCACCAGCAGATACGACCTTAATCGTATCAAACTCGTACTTACCGTGCTTAGAATCTACCCCGTTGTACTTCTTAAGAAGATCATTAAACTGCTGCACACGATCAGACCCAACAACCATTACCAGGTTCTTGTATCCTTTCTTCTGAATGTGCATCACAGCATCTAATACGACTTTAATAGAGGAGTCCATGATAATGTTCCGTGCATGCTTCGGGAACATCTTACGCATGAATTTGACTTTAGTCTGGTAGTCTAGTGGATTCTTCTTAGCATCGGAGGACTGAGATGTAAAGACAAAGTAGTCTTTTCCCTTTGCGGTCTTAGCTAACTTATCTAGTAGCTTTTCGTGACCAGTCGTCGGTGGATTAAATCGTCCAAAGACAAGATAACCTACGGAGGACTGTTCTTCTAGATATTGCTTAAAACCGTTAATCATAATTAGTACATTCCTGGAGTTTTAGGACGTGGCTTACCTTGGCGTCTAGCTACGTCAAGCTTTCTCTTACTAGGCAGAAGTCTCTTAGAGATTCTAGACATTGCAGGTTGATGCTTAGTAGCGATACGCTTTTCAATACGGGACTTTTGTGCGTGGGTCATACCCTTCTTACTCTTACCACCATAGAATCTCTTAGTGATAACATCAGTAGCAGTTCTACGACCACGTTTTTTTAATCTATCAAGTGTGGCAGGACGCTTTAGTGCAATCTTTCTTTGACGCTGAAGCTTCTGCTTGTAGCGCTTAGCTTGGATTGCTTTCTTACGTCTGCCTTGGAAAGTCAGTACTTCAGATAGGGCTAAAGACTCCTCCCCGTTTAAGGGAGAAGTCTCAGATACGACGGAGAGGAAGTCTTTAAACCCAATCATTTTAGAACTTGAAGCCTACGCCAATTTTCATGCCGTCAGAGGTGGTAACCCAGTCGTTAACAGTAGTGTCGTCAAGATCATCGACAACGTCTACAGACCAACCCCAGCTAACGCCAATGGAAGCACGCTCGTTCAGCTCATGGGTGTAACCGATTCCGTAGGAAGCGCCGCCCCAACCAACAGCGATTTCGCCGTCAGAAGCCAAGTCCATAGAACCACCTACCCAAGCATACTCACCGCCGATAATTCCAGGAGTTACTGTCAGAGTAGGATCAACTGTTACGTCACCCCAGGTGTTACCTGCACCACGACCGATCAGGTCAGCACCATTAGTTGCGCCCCATGCATAGCTGATGCTAGTGTCGAGGGAAGCGAACCCAAGGTCCATACCAGAGCCGAGACTAATCGAGTAGTCATCAGCAGCGTTGTCACCACGGTCATTAAGTGTGAAGCCTGCATCTACACCGAAGCCAGCAATGCCCAACTCTGCCCCAACGGTCCAGTCGGCATTACCTTCCAGATCGGTAGATACGCCTACGGTTGCGTTGGACATAAGAGCATCATTACCAGCAGCATCTTGAGCAATTGCAGGAGCAGCTACCATAGTAGCCATAATTGCGGAAATAAGATATTTCATATCGTTCCTCTTTATTTACTCCAACCCGCTAAAATAGTTGGGTCAAAGTTATTTGTTGAAAACTCATAACGATTCACTAGCTTAACAGCGTTACCAGCCAGCTTGTCAATAGCGACGTAACCTTCAGGTTCAGTTGATCTGAACCCGTTGGTTGTTTTTAAGAACGTTTTAATGTTCTTAATACTGTTCAGTTTATTTATAAGTAATAACTTTGCAGCTACAATTGACTTTTGAAGGTCAAACATAGCCTTTAAGCTCTTTTTATTATCAGGAGAGAAAAACTTCATAACTTCAGACTGTTTGTCTTTCCAGTTCTGCTTACCCTTTTCAGTCTTTTTAGAATCAATTTCTTTCTGATATTTATTACTGATAAAAGCGATTAGATTACGAACATGCTGAGTAGTATCACCGATCTGTGTACCTGATCTTACAAATGTATTATTGAATTGTTCAATCATTTCTGCTAAATTACGATCATTATGAAGTTCTTTTAAAGTAGAACTTTTGATCTGATTGAATAGCTTACCTGCTTCAGACAAATGTCTGTTTACTGCTGAAGTCTCTTTGTCAGAAAGAGTTGCAATATTAGTCAGGTCACGGAGCATTGCATCCTGCTGCCATACATCGCTAGTCTTTTTAAGCTTAGTAACATCTACTCCATACGAAGCCTTCATGTTTTCGAAGCTGTCTCCTGTGTAGGATGTGTGCCAGACAACTCCGATTTTCGCTTTTCTAATTTCTTGAGCATCCTTGCTGTTCTTTTCGATAGCATAGACAATCTTATTAGGATGAAACGTGATGTAATCCACTCCATCGATCTTTTCGGATTTAATATCAGGTTTTGTAAAAAGTAAATCACCTTGAATGACTCCTTTGATTCCAAGTCTAGCAAAAAACTTAAGTGCAACTTTTAGTTTCATTGCCAGATCACCAGATGTGTCTGCATCGATATCAGCTTCTGTCTTGTAGACCTTAGGGTTCTTATTGAAGATACCTTTCTTAGCAACAAAGAACTTACCGTCAGTGGGATCAGTACCACAGAAGACTGCAGGTGCTCCGTCCCACTTCACGCTGACTTTTCCTGCATGCTGACCTTTCATCATATCACGTAAAGACCTGAGCGCTAGGATAGCATCTCTAGTTCCTTTGACTCCGCCATAGAGGACATTATCCTCGATGTGAGTCATATGGGTATTCTTCTGTTCAGCTACGAATTTCTTAAACGTATTCATTATACTACGTTATTGTCCCAAAATGTTTTGCTAAGTTCACCGGCGGAAAAGTCTAGATCGGTTGGATCAGATGTTCTTCTAACCTGCACATAGACCTCTCTCTGACTATTGAGTCCATATGCTCTAATTCCGTTTGTCTGTTTTTGCCATAAAGGTCGCAGTGGACTGTTAGCACCTGGATCAGCCGGAGAGTTGTTGTATTGCCAGTAGGGGTGTGGGTTTCCATCACCCATAAGGATATCTGTCCAAGCCATATTAGTTATCCACCAAGATTAAGTCGAAGATTGCTCCTCCACCTACCCCATTTTGAGATAATCCTTTAATCTCAAGGTCTGTTTTTTCTTCAAACCTTAAAGGTACAGGATAGTCATAGTCAAAGCTATTGGCAAAAACGCCGAACATACCTTTAACATTAAAAGATCCACTAAAAGGTCTGGTATAAATTCTGAAAGTCGCATCATTATTAGCATCTACAGAACCATGAACTTTAAGAAGAAAACCTGTCTTTCCTGCTGGAATCGTGTATAAAGCCATTAGAGTTTGGCCAGCCTCGGGACGAATAAGAGCAACATCAGTTGCTCCATTCTTAATGCTGATAGTGCCTTGATTCGTTCCATTTGTTGTAGATGTAATCATTAGCGCTCTAAAAACTCTAGAGAATTGAGCTGTAGAAGCAGCTCCGCCTATAGTCAATACTTCAGTGACAAGGAGATAGTTTTCATCCAATCCTTGAACTTCAACGGTACCACCATTATCATCCGCAGTGTTACTAGAAGTTACAAGCAATGGACCTGCAGCCACATATGTATAGTCTGCTGCTTTGTCCCAAATAG